TTAACCAACTTTGTGAAGATTCCAGCCAAAAGTTCAACAGCTCTGTAAACTTTACCGTACACTGCGTCGTCTTTTGGTGTAGGTGTCAAGTTAACAATAGCCAGAGCCAGCACGTGGACGGCAGCAGCAACTCCTACGAGTTCAGTCCAATTTTGTGTGAGGTGGTTTAACATTTTCTTGGCAAGATCTATTAAAATTATAGTAGCACTTGCTAAATTACGCTAGAACACACGGAGATATTTTACATGGCTGAAATTGCAAAAAAGAGAGACCCTGAAAAGTGGGCCCGAGCAAAGGCTAAGGCGAGGAAGCGTATGGGTGGCCACAGTGCTAGAGCAATGCAGTTGGCTACAAAGTACTACAAAGAAATGGGTGGCAGCTATGAAGGAAAGAAATCGTCTGAAAATCGTTTAAGTAAATGGGGTAAAGAAGACTGGGGCACACGAGAAGAGTACGAAAAAAAGAAATAGTGCACGATAATACAACAAAAGAGTTCTTAAATCATGGCTGATCTAGCTCGCGAAAAAGGTCGCACTGAAAGGTATTTACCTCGGGCCGCTTGGGCAAATATGTCTCCTGAAGAACGTCGTGCAACAGACGATAAGAAAAAAGCTGCCACGCGTGGTAAACCAGTTAACACTCAGATAGAAAACACTGAAGCTGCTAAAAGAGCAAGTGCTAAGGCTCGGGCTTATCGTGCATCCAAGGGGAAGTAAGTCTCATTTCGCCTCCTAATAGATCCTGAGCGTTGGAACCGTCTGGAGGTGATTCGTTATATACAGGTTCCATAAGTTTTTGTTCTTCCTCTTTCCATTTTTTCTGCACTTCTGCTGTCTCTTTATCTAGTTCCTCCAGAAAAAGTAAGACTCTAAATTCTGTCCAATCGTCCTGACAGTTATCTTTAATTCTTTGTATAAGTTTATTTCTGGTTAAACCTGAAAAAATTTGTTCTAAGAAGATAATAACTTCATAAATTAAGGCATTCACTCGGTTGTAGTTCTTTTTGTTTTCCATGGTTTAGAATCTTACTAAACAGGTGGGTTTTTAAAATGGCTGAAGTAACGTTCAACCGTGAGATTGGAGCTGCTCCCGAAGGTATTACCCGTTTTGGTCAGGTCCGAACTAGTAACGGATCTAATGTCACTATAAACAATTATCGGTCTTTTGCGGGGGATGGTTCTTTTCCTTTAGCTGATGTTTATCAAATTACTTACGGAACCACAGGAACAGCTACCGTTACTTTGACAGCCGAAGCTTTTGCTGTGCGTGGTGTGCGTGTTCTTAAAGCAGATGGAACTGTAGCTGGTGAGGCTGTAGCTCCTAAAATTACCCGTAGAGCTGCTTCTAGTTTTACCTATTCAGTAACTAATAACGAGACAGCTACTGTGTACGTGGATCGTAGCGATCGTAGTGCTACAGAGTATCGGGTAACTATAAATGCCGCGTAACATTTATTTTCTGTTTTTTATCTGTAGTTAACCAAAAGAACCTTTCTTTTTTGTCGGTTCTTTGCAAGAGTACCTAAAGCTTGTTCGTTGGCCATGCGGTTATCTTCAAAAGGACTCGATTTAATTAAAGAATTTGAAGGCCTGGAGCTAAAGGCTTATCGGTGTCCTGCGAACATATTAACAATTGGTTACGGCCACACAGGTTCTGATGTTAAGGAAGATTTAACTATTACAGAGGAACAAGCTAACCGTTATTTAATGAGTGATACTGAAAGTGCTCAGCAGTGTGTAAGTTCTTTTGTTGTAACAAAACTCAATCAGAATGAATATGACGCTTTAGTTTCGTTCACTTTTAATGTAGGTCCGACAGCATTTATAAACTCAACTTTATTAAAATTACTGAACGAGGGAGTGACTCGAGTAGTTGTCGCTGCTGAATTTTTACGCTGGGTAAAAGCCGGTGGCGAAGAGGCGTCTCCCGGATTAGTACGTCGTCGTGAGGCCGAGCGTAAATTGTTTCTAGAAAAAGTTAAACATCCTTTGCTGTCAAAATCAATTTTAGCTAGACAAGATACTTGGTTAAAACGTCGTCCGATAGCGAGCAATGAGCTAAAACCCGAAGAAAAACTGTTTGTACCGAAAGATTCAGCGTGGCAGTGGACCGAACTAAGGATGTATGCAGGTGGATTTTTCCCGACCACTGGAAAATTATTAACGATGTAGAAAAAGATGTTGTAAAGAAACCGACTGCTGAAATTAGGTTAGCGGTGCCTTACTACTCGCAACGTGACAACTATAAAGACCCTATGCGCACATGCTACTCAAGTAGCTGTGCCATGATGTTGAGTGGTTTAGATCCTGAGGCTATAAATATAGATGACGAGTATATAAAAGTTGTATACAGCTATGGGGACACCACCGAAGCTTCGTCGCAGCTCAAAGCTCTTAAAGATTTTGGAATTTCGGCCTCTTTTGTTCAAACTGGGACGTGGAGTGATATTGAATCTTTGCTACAAAAAGGCATTCCTGTTCCCATAGGTATTCTTCATAAAGGTCCTGTCACCGCACCAACGGGAGGAGGTCACTGGATTTGTTGTATAGGCGTAACTGCCGATAGAAAAAATATTATTGTTCACGATCCGTTCGGGGATTTAGATCTTGTCTCGGGAGGCTATATCTCCAGTGATGGCAAGAGTAAGTTGTATTCCAAGAAGAATCTCGGCCCCCGGTGGATGGTCACTGGTGATAAGAGTGGTTGGTATATCAAGGGGTCCAAATAATGGCTAGAGATTACGCCAAGGAATATAGAGAGCACGGAGGTACGGAGGAGCAGAAGAAACGTCGTGCCGCACGAAATAAAGCTCGTCGATACATGGAAAAAAATGGTCGCGTACATAAAGGTGATGGTAAGGAGGTAGATCATAAAAACTTCAACCCCGAGGACAACAGCCCTTCAAATCTTCGTGTAGTGTCTGAAAAAACTAACCGCGAGAAACAGCCCAAACGGAGTTAGACTAGAAAAATGGAAAAGCACAACTTCATGCAACGTCCGGGCGGTCTCGGCCCGATGGCTGAGCGAGTTAAGCCTATTGGTACGCTTGCGACTGAAAAGCCTTCTATGTATGCCAATACGGCTGAAGCAATTGAAGCTCGACGGGCTATAACAATTGATGACATGAATCGGATCTATACCCAGTATCGTCGTGACCGTGGTGAGTATGCTCGCGAACCTATTGGTCCTATTCAATACGGTGAAGGAAATATTGTTGAGAGTGCAGAGTTAACTGGACTAGCAGGGTATAACCACAAGGATTCTCTGAAGATGCCTATGCGGGCGCTTGATATGAGTAAAGCTCAGTACCTGGTGGATACACAAAATACTATGACTCCTGATATGAGAGCAAAGTTACAAATCCTGACCGCATCACCTGACCAAACGTTTTTAAATGTACCTGATCAAGCGTACGCTTCGTATCCTCAAAGTTATAGAACGGCTGGGTCTTTGCCTATGCAAATGCCTTTAAATATGCCCAGGGTTAAAAAATAATGATGACTAACGGCGGTGAACCTATTCGTATGGCAGGGATGCGTCTCGGGCTGGGCCCAGCTGACGTTGCTAGGTTGGTGTCAAACCCAACTGAACTCACTGCTAGATTAAGGTACCAACAAGCGTTCCCCCGTAGCTAGTGAAGCTTCATTCGGCTGAGCTCAATTGGATCACACCAAAATCTGAAAAAACTATTGCTCGTCACGCACGAGTATCAACCAAAGATCCAGAGAGAGAAGAATTTACTAGACTCTTAAGTTTTTGTGTTCGGCATGGGCATTGGAGTGTATTTGAACAAGCTTCGGCATCTTTCGAAATAGCTACAACTCGGGCGATCTCGCCGCAACTATTACGTCATCGCAGTTTTACCTTTCAAGAGTTATCGCAAAGATATTCAGACCCAAGTGAGGTTTTACCTGATGTAAAAGACGAGTTTAAATTTGATCTGCGACTACAAGCGGAGACTAACCGACAGAGCAGCGCAGAAGAGATATCAGGAGATCTACGAAACTATTTTTGGGAGAAACTTAAGTTTATTGATCAAGATATTAAAAGTGTATACCGCGAGATGCTTGAGCTTGGAATAGCAAAAGAGTGTGCACGAAATGTTTTACCAGAGTACACAACAACAAGAGTGCATATGAGCGGCACAATAAGATCTTTTATTCATTACGTTGGCCTGCGTGGCAAAGAAAATACTCAACTAGAGCATCGGAATATAGCCCACAGCATCGGACGTATTTTAAAAAAAGAACTTCCTATTGTTTACAAAGCAATTAAAACCGTTGACGATCCTTCTTTAGCAGGTTGGAACTTTGGTGAGTCTACCTAGTCCAAGGGTCTATATCTGATTGAGCTTCAGAAGAAGCTAAAGCATTTGTTCTGGTTTGTTGTGTTTGCTGAGCCTGTTGAGCTTGTAGAAGACTAATAAATTGTTTATGTTTCTGTAGTTCTAGTACTAACTCTTGATTCTGAGCTTTAACCCAATTTTGTGCATTGAGAGTAAGTTCTTCAAGCGTACTTTTTGTATGAGGAAATTCAAAAACCACATGGCCTTCGTTTTTAACGTTTATCGTTTTTCCTCCTGTGTTTTGAGCTAGAGAAGATAAGAATGCGTAGGCACGTTCAGGCTCGATGTTTGCGAGGTACGCGAGTTGAAAAGGATCTACAAGACCACCATTATTTTCGTAAAGAGCTGTAAAAGTTGACGTGACTTTTATTGAAGTCTCCTCTTGACTCTTGGCAGCCCACGAACGTTCGCGCACAATACTGGCACCTCCTAGTAAACCTCCTCCAAAAGCAAGAGCTGCTCCAAGGTTTTCAGGAGAAGCCACTGCTGTGTAGGCACCGATCCCTAGGACTCCGGCGATTACTAGTGTTAGATCAAGTTTCGGTAGGCGTGTCATGTTTTTGAAAGGCAGAGTTCCAGATGGATGTCGTGGGATCTTGAGCAAACTCAACTGGTGAGGGCAGTCGATCAGGCCCGGTTGCAGCCCGGTCCGACTTTAGATCATATCCTTTCAAACGCAAACCCTTCATAGAAGGAATACCATCTTTTAACAGAAGCTCAATGCCGTCCAGTTTAAGGATGTTGATTAGAGCTTCTTTGGTTCGCTCAATGAATCTGTGTTTAGCTGCTGGCTTGTATCCACAGGCCTTGCAGAAGTTTGCATAGCTAGGATACAGAGCACCATATGAGTTTGATACGTACATACCTTTTTCGGATTCGTCCACCGAGGGCTTTCGTGCTCCTTGACCAATAGGTGTGTGCGTATTTGGTGCATACAGACAACAGTCGTTAAGCCACGAAACGAATTGATTATTGAACAAGAGTGCATCTATATTTGTCTTGTTGAGTGAAGGCACATGCTTAGTTGGGTTAGCTAAAACATCCTTCATTTGGTCGTAAGACATAGACAGCGCCCATGTGACAATGCCACTCATTTCAGGTTCAAACGATCCTTCGATATGATCGTCGTGGACACTGATTAGTTCTTTTCTGGAGCTAGGAGGTACAACCTTGTCCATAAGAATCGTAAGTCGTCTCCTTTCGAGTCCACTACTAGAATCGTTAGACGTTATGTGTTCGTTACTAGCTATACAGACCAAACATTCAGGTTTAAAGCTGATAATCTCTTTGCCGTACTTTCGTTCGGCGCGTAGTGTGTCTGATGCGGAAGTGAGCTTTTTAAGTATGTCCATACGTTTGTTGTAGTTGCTTTCATCTGTAAGCAAAAGTAAGCGCTTACTTATTAGGTTGTACGTTTCAAATTTGTTAGTCTCAATAATCTCAAGGCTAGACGTATGTGTTCCGTGAAAGCCTGCTAACGCAACCATGATTTGTTGCATGGTTGATTTTCCTGTTCCGCCAGGACCGACTAGGTGTAGAAACCGTTCTCCTGCTGTGTAACCCGTTAGTATTGCTCGGGCAAAAGCTTGAATCAAAAGCTCCTGACCCGCATTAAGTGAATTCTTTAACCAGTCTTTAAACTCTGGGCATTTTGCCTTACCGTTGTAAGCGTATTGCAGTTTGTGTCTTAGGAATAAATTTTTATGTTTTCCCTCCAAGAATTCAAATGTGCGTGTATCTAATACACCGTTCTGAAAAGCAATAAGACCTTTTGACTTACTCCAAATACTTTTTCTACCTCCGTCATCGGAGCGCAAAAGCTTGGCTTTCAGTATTAAGTACACACTGTTTATTGTTGCTGAAGTGTATTTAGGCAATACACCAGCTAAAACAAATGAGTCGAGTGCCTTAACAATCCTTCGTTTGATATGTTGTTCATCCTGTTGATACCACAGGTCATAGTCAAAGTCGTAATGATAAAACTGATCTAGGCTACTGTCGTACAGAAAATCATCGCCCTGATTAGTGACGATTATGTCTGCTACATCGTTTTCGGAGAACTGACGATTCTGACTATTCC